ACACCTGAAGACATTCAAAATTTACAAAAGGCAAACGAGGAATCTTCAAAAACAATTGAGGAAATTGCGGTTAATCAATTAGATCAGACTAAACAGATTAATGCTTACTTACAAAGTGGTAGAGTTTCAGGTGCGTTAGCAAAAGCAACGGCACCAAGTATAGAAAAACTTGGGTATTTTGTTTCTGACAATACTAAAAGTTTAGCCGAAAATTATAAAAAAGGTTTAGGTACTGTTTCTTCGATGAGAGAAGGAGTCCAAAGTGTTGCAGGACCAATTGAAGATTATGCATATGGTTTTACAACAGGTAATCAAGAAATAATGAATCAGGCGGTTACTGACTTTGGTACAAGCTTTTCTACACTAGCCGATAAATTCTTTGATGGTGCACAAGAATATGTAAATAATGTTTTTAATAATGGGATAGAAAGTATTAAATCGACTTTTGGTAGAGAACCACAAACTTCACAACCACAAACGGTAAATGTTAATGTAAAAGTTGAAGGTGATTCTAATACTGCAAAAATGGATAAAGAACAAATAACAAATACTGTTATACAAGGATTACAAAATCCAAGTGCCTCAAACGCGATGTCTTATGTTCTTGAAGGTGGATCTTCACCAAGTGCAGCAACAGGTAGGAAAAATTAATAGGTATATACTCCTTAAAAAAAATACATAATATCTATTTATAAAATAAAAGTATGGCCGAAAGTTTTTTATCATTTGGTAATTCAGAAACATTTAGAAAACAGTTACTGGTAAGAAACCTACCACCATATAATGTGCCGGGAAGTTATACTTCTCCTGATAACCCAATCAACTACGAAACTGATCTTACAGTTAGCAGTGTTGTAGACTCCCCAAATAATTATGTCTCAACTAATATATTCGCAAAAGAACTATATCCTTTAAATGAATATGGGCCTGATGGTGGGTTTGGTGTGCCAATCGGTGTTAATTTAACTCCTATTTTAGAACCAAATCAAGGACCTTATTATCCATTGGATGCTGCTCAAGAAGAAGGATTAGTTGTAATCAATGAGTTTTATATTGAATCGGCATATGTGACAAACAGATGGGGACCATCAGGAGGATTCAAAGATTTAGTAATAATTACAGATACTTTCTTAACAGATCCTATATACCAACCTTTTTGGAATCCTGGTTACTACAACTATTCTTCATATTCTTTATTTAATATTGTATTCCAAGATGACCCAATAGGTTCAAACGGTCCATTGTCATCGGATAGTTACTTGGCAAAAATTGGAGCCTCTCAGTTAAAGTTTGCGTTTGATGAGAGAGTTGCTCAAGAAATTAATCAGGCAACTATAGGTGCAATAAATTTAGATACAATATCTGATCCATTTACTGCGAGTTTATTAGCAACAGGTCAACAACCTTTCTTTATTAGAGATTGGAAAATTACCGTTCCTGAAAATCCTTTAGTAAATGCGCTAAATTTAGCGACTAGAATTACAGGAACATATTTTCCTGTATCATTTATACCTGGAGATTACTTTGATGAGAACACGCCATATGTAAATCCTCAACAACAAAACGGTACTTTAAACACTATTAATAATTTAACGGGTGGTTTATTATCACCAATATTAAACAAAAGTAGAAACCCATCTGAAATATTTGTTGCTAATACAGGTAACGGAACTAGATCTACTTTATTTGCATCATTAAATTATAACTTATATAGACCTTCTTATAATATTGGATTAATACAAGGTCTCTCTGCAGTTGTGGGGGCTTTGGTTGGTCAAGACACACCGGCAACAGGAACATACTATGTTGGTAGTCCTAACGCTGAACCAAGTTTAATTGATTCTCCACCAAATCAAGTTCCTGTAAATCAATTTGGTCAACAACAGGCGACTATTGTTTATGGTCCCCAAGAGTTGGCGATTCTTTATGAAGGTAATAATGAACAAATCAAATTTGGTTTAAAAGGTAGAGCTTATGAAGATGGTGGTGGAACTGCGGGTCAATTAGTTTGGACTTCACCAAAATACAAACCAAATGCGGGGTTTAGAGCAACAAAAGGTGGTGGAGCCGGAAGTGTTGACGGAGAGTTCAATGAGATATCAGGAGACTACCTACAGTATGAATCCACAAACATTGATTTTAAACCGGGATCAATTCTTTATAATACCCAAAGATTGGTCGAATCGGCGGATCAATTACAAGGTGAGGCTAGATTAAAACATGTTGGTACGGCAATCAACCAAGTGTCTAAAGTATTCAATGACGGATATAAAGAACTCACTAAAGGTTCCCAAGTTCTATCATATGTTAATCAAGCGGATGGAACGCAAGCGGGACTTGAATACTGTAGAGTATTCCAAAAAGACACTCCATATTTTACTTATGCCGATTTACAAAAAGTTGACGGTATTACTAAAACAGGAAGACAATTCGATTATTCAATTTTTGATAACACATATAACCTTAACATTGCACCTCTTAGAAATCCAGGTTCTACAAACATAGTTGACGGTAAGGTTAAAAAATATATGTTCTCATTAGAGAACTTAGCTTGGAGAACATCAGATAGACCAGGATTTACTTATGATGATTTACCTGTCTGTGAGAAAGGACCAAATGGTGGAAGAGTAATGTGGTTCCCACCATATAACTTAACATTCTCTGATGACTCAAGACCCGAGTTTAACCCAACAACATTCTTAGGAAGACCTGAGCCTATTTATACTTACAAAAATACAAGTAGAAGTGGTCAGTTGAGTTGGACAATAATTGTCGATCACCCTGCAATGATGAATACAATTATTGAAAAACAATTAAAAGGTGTTCAAAAAGACAGAATACAAAGTATTGTAGATTCATTCTATGCTGGTTGTACAAAATATGATCTTTATGAGTTAGGTATTAAGTTTAACACAATACCGACTAAAGATTTATTTGTGTATCAACAAATATTAAACAACCCAAGATTAACAGAAGAAGAGCAATTCCAAGTTTTACAAAGTTTACCTGTTGATGAAGCAACAAGTACAACTGTTGGAAAGGCAGAAGGTGGTGATGGTAATGCAAACAACACAGGAACAGGAACTCAACAAGCAGGAAATCCTGAGTTTGAAACTGTTGATCTTTCTAAGTATGAAGGTACTGGATTCTACTTTCATAATGACATACCAAAAGGTAATCCATCTCCTCAGGCGGCGAGCCCTTTTGATGTATATTATAGTGAATATTTAGGATTACAAAATGGGGTTTATAAAACTCAAGCGCCTGCAAGAGTTAAGTCAGGAAATGATATATTTTCAGGTTCGGGAGTACAGAACTTTTTTAACGAGGTTATTATCGGAAATTTCAATTTTGTTAAAAACGACTTAATGAAACAAATTGAAGATATTTTGATAAATAAGAATGGATCAATTGATATTGAAATGATTGGATCCGCTTCGGCAATTGCATCAGTGTCTTACAACCAAAAATTATCTGAAAGAAGAAATAATTCAGTTCTTAAGTGGTTTTTACAACAACCACTTTCGGGAGGAACAACAATACAAAAATACTATGACGATAAAAGGTTTAATCTTATACTTAATCCTAATGGTGAAGAAATTGTTATCGCTAAAACAAGAGCTGATGCCTCGGCAACGGCTGATCCTACAGACATTAGTATAAACAACTCTTCAGGTGGAGACATATTAACTGCAAGTGTAAACTGTAGAAACAATGTATTGGATTTAGGTTATAATCCCGCAAAAGTGACTACACAAGCGGAATGGTATAGTATACCCGCAATGGCTTGTCGTAGAGTTGCAATAAGTAAAATTTCTGCTAAAGTTCAAAAAGAACCCGAAAAACCTGTAGATCCAGTATCGACACCGCCTGAACCTGTGGTTAATAACCCACAAGATATTTTAACAGGTATTACACAAAGTATTAAACCTGAACCTAAGATTACTGTAGAACAAAAAATAAAAGAAGGTATTTCTAAAAAGATACTTAGAAATTTATTTACGGAATGTGATTACTTTGAGGTTATCAAAGAAAGTAATCCAATGGTTTTTGATACAATTAAGGATAGAATTAAATTCTTTAATCCGGCATTTCACTCTATGACACCTGAAGGTTTAAATGCAAGACTTACATTTTTACATCAGTGTACAAGACCTGGACAAACTATTCCAATTATTGGTCCTGACGGTAGACCAAAGTATAATGATGCTTTGAATACTTCATTTGGTGCCCCACCTGTGTTAGTACTAAGAATAGGTGACTTCTTTAATACTAAGATCATACCTACATCTATGGGATTAACATTTGAACAGTTAGATATTAACCCTGAAGGTATTGGTGTACAACCTATGTTAGCTAAGGTAACGATGGGGTTCAATATTATTGGAGGTATGGGACTTAAAGAACCTGTACAACAACTTCAAAACGCACTTTCATTCAATTATTATGCGAATACTGAAATTTATGATGAAAGAGCTGTTGCAACTGAAGATACAAGTGAAAGAGATAAATATGTTGTTGAACAGTTAACAGGGGGATTACCGCCAGTTAGTCAACAACAACAGGCGGCTATTAACAGCGTACAACCTAAACGAGGAGGATCAACAGTTGGTTCAGTGGTTGATGCAACTACAATGGATTATAGTGGTATCTACACGGATTTAGAAACAAACATACAAGGATACTTTAAGGCTTATTATGATTCATTAAGTAAAACAACATTAGATTACTCATATGGTGCTGTTTTAATGTCTATTAAAAATAATAATTACACAAAAGGTGATGTTGCTGAATACACAAATCAAAAAACCGAAATTCAAATTTTTGGTAAGTCAAATGAATATCAAGATTTTGTAGATGGGTTAGTTAAAGATTGTGAAGCAGATATTACATTAGGTAATAACCCTATTTTGGAAGCGGCTATAAGTAGATCGGGAGGAATTACAGGAAAACAAAAAAGAGAGATACAAGAAAAATTAAAAGCTCAAGTCGGATTAGGAAAGACAGAAATTTTAAATACAATATTCAACAACTCCACAAATATTATATCAGTACAAACTGATTTAAACTATGTGTTTAGAAAATTAGATGTTATATCAGATCAGTTAGATGGTAGTATGACACAAACTAATGAACCACTTATGTATGATTTGAGTGGAGATACATTCTTTAATGTGGACGAAAACAGTGGGTCAGTGTTCGACATCCTAACATTCAAATTAAAAAATATTGTAAAAGAATTTAATGACCTTGTGATTGCAAGAGGGTTTAATGGTGATAACTATAAAAAACTTAATTCAGTTATAGATAACGGTTCGGGTTGTCAAGTTGTGGTTGGTCAGAACGAATCTTTCTTGGAAAATTGTCCTACCAATAGATATTACACATTGATGTGTCCTTTCTTCTTAAAAGAAGATAAGTTTACAACTATGGTAAATGAATTAACTAGCGGACCTGAAGTTAAGGGAGACGCTAATAATTTAGCTAACACAATAACCGCTGAGTGTAATAAATTAAAAGAAGACTTCAAGGCATTCCAAACATATTGGACAAACGAATTAAAGAAGTTTGAAGATGATCCTGTTTACAAAGAGGCAACAACTTGGAAAGTTCCTGACAACACAGTGAAAACATGTTCATATACAACACCAGCAACAGGTAACTTAAACGCAAAAACTAAAAAAATAAAAGATTTGTATTCAAATATTAACTTGAATGATAAGAAAAACACATTCAATGGAAAAGTAACATTTAATTAATTATGCCATATACATATTGGAACAGATACAGTGATTTTTTAATAAACGGTGAACAAACAGTTGTTCCGTTTGCGCCCCTACCTTCTAAATCATCAGACAAAAATTACATTTATAAAGTAGGTCAATCAAGATTAGATAAAATATCTCAACAGTTTTATGGTACTCCATACTTTGGTTGGTTGATTCAGATGGCAAATCCACAATTTTCGGGTAGTGAATGGGCAATTCCTGATGGTGCAGTATTGACAATTCCATTTCCGTTGGTAGCTTCATTACAAGACTATAAAAACTCATACGAAAATTACTTCTTTTATTATGGTAGGTGATCAAGAAAATATCTTAGTAGAACTTGACTACGACAACATAAGTTTAATTGACCCTAACAAAGTTATAGATGAACAGGGGAACATATCAGACAGACTTGTAAAACAAGAGAACCTTGTTTACTATGCAAATCTAGAATGCAATGTTCTACCGAGAACAAAACTAGCGGTTGGTACCGCATTAAATGATTCTGTCAGAACAGTATCTGTTGGTAAAATAAACTTCCTTAATCCGGGAAACAATACATTCTTAGGTACAGGTTGGGCTGACGAACTTACGGGGCAAGATACTCTAACAGGAAAGGGAGTAAACCAACCCAAACAAACTTCGGTACAAAACCCAAGTAAATCCGACGACTATTATATCACACAAAACCTATGGTCTAATGGAACACCAGGTGCTGTGGATAATGGGTTATTAGGAATGAAGTCTATTAATGTTTCAATAGGAACCGACTTCTTACCTGTAATTGATGTTGACTTAGAAGATGTAAAAGGAAGAGCACTTTTTGAAGGTGGAAACAATTCACCATACTCAGCATTTTTTCAATTACCTTACCCACAATTTACTTTAACACTTAAAGGTTATTATGGTAAGGCGATTAAGTTTCCGATAATGTTACAATCTTTTACATCCACATTTGATCCAAGCACACACAATTTTCAAATCAAGTTAAAATTCTACGGATACAAATATACATTACTTTCTTATGTGAATTTTGGTGCTCTAATGGCGGTTCCACAAATGTATAAGAGTAATATAACAACAACACCGGTATTAAAAGAACAAGGTAATACTGTTTCAGGGTCCGGTTCGGTTACCGCTCCACAAACTGTGAGTAGAGGTTATCAGAAAATGAAAGAAGTATATTCTATCTATAAATCGAAAGGTTTAATTCCTGATAACTTTCCTGAGATAACTTTGTTAGAATTAAAATACAGATTACAAAATTTCATCAAAGAAGTTTTGGATCAGTTTGAAAAAGAAAATATGGGTCTTTTGACTGATATGACTTTGTATACAAACAACCTTTTGACATATCAACAAAAAGTTTTTTTATTTTCAAGTGGGTCTTGGTTTACAACATATATGGATCGAGATTACCCAATTGTTTTGAAAAAAAAATCTCAAAATGCCTATGTGTTTAAACCACCTTATAATGAGCCTAACAGAAGAGTTGATGCGACTTCAAAATTAATTGCTGACATAAATCAATATAATGATGTTTTACAACAAAATTCTGTTTTTGGTTTAAAAGGGAGTTTTACTGTTGGAGGTATAACAACACAATCAAATATTCCTGTTGAAATAGATTTGGAAAAAACATTCCAAAGACAAGTTGACATTAGTATGGTAGATTTGGTTGCAACATATGTTGCACAAAAAAATGCACCAAAAGGAGATTTTTCAGAATCTGACTCTGTTATTATCAACTACAAAAAAACTTTAGAAGGTATATTAGCGGCGAATAGTAACACAGTTTATGTATTTGAAGGACCTGGTTCTTTTATGGAAGCGACGGATCAAATCGCTAAAACTGCATCAGATAAAAGAAAAACTATTGAGTCTGCAATTAGCTCAAGTTTGGCCACAAAATTTAATGCTCAAGGAAATGGTGGGTTAGGATTTATTCCTAGTATCAGAAATATATTGGCGATATTCTATTGTCAAGGTGAATCATTTCTTAGATTACTTGATGATGTACATAAAAAAGCTTGGGATCAAAGAGAAAATAAATATAGAAGGGCGGCAATATTTGGTAATGTAACCTCAGCACCAAGTGTCGATGTTAAAACCTCAACGCAAAATAATGAACCAATTTATCCATGGCCGCAAGTCATAAAAGAAACTGTTGGTGAGGATAATAAAGAAAAATTTGAAATTGTTTATCCTGGTGATCAAACAGTTGCAACAACATATAGAGCGTACAGTCCTGAAGTTTGGCCTGAGGTTGAGTTTGTTGAACAATTCATTAAAGGTTATACAGAAAGAATTAACACAGGTATATTTGATTCACAAGTATTTGGATCAAACCAACAACCTGAAAGAGAATCACTTAACGGAATAGATTTCCCCATTTCAAATGAGGTATTCCAAAATAAAGAAGAATCTAAATATTTTTACGAGATCTATGAGAGATTAATGATAAACTCTTTTTATAGTAGATTTAATAGAAAATCAGGATACAACTTAAGTGTATATGAAGTTGAGGGGGATGCTGAGGCAGTCAATGTATTACAAAGTTTGGGTGTTGATAACCCATTCTTAGCAAAGAAATTAAAAGAGTATCTATTAGATTCTAATAACTATGTGCCATTTTTAAGACACATTTCAAATGAAGGACAAGGTGAAAGTTGGCAAACATTTGTTAGAGGTGAGTTTGTTACCCCTTACTTACGAAATGATGCGAATAATCCTAATGTGTTATTTAACGGTGCGATATTCCAATCATTAGAATCCCAACCAACGGTATCACTTAGTAATCAAAACAATATTGTTAATATAACCAAGTATCTAAGTGATTCTACGGCATCTAATGAATTTGATTTTGTTGACACATATCCTATTACTGATTTCTCATGGGTTAAGTTAAACATGGCGAATGGTAAAAGTTTAAATAATGCAAACGAAGTTTTTGATACCAAAAATATTTTAAATTACAATGAGATACATAAAACGGTAACTAACTTCACCCTTCAAGATACGAGAAATGATAAAAGACCGTTTACACATTTTAACTTTTTAAACATAGATGTAACCGCAAACTCCGTATTTCTTAAGACATTCTACGAAACTAGAAAATTCTCTACTCAAGTAATCACTGAGGGTAATTTGAATTATGAAAATTATATAGGTCAATTGACTGATAAACAGACTACTTCTATGATGAACACCCCTTATTTTATTAATGCAATTCAAAAGGGTGTGTTTAACTTTAGATATAAACAAAATGAAACATCACCTTATAAAAGTGCTGCGTATCTATTTTTAAATAGTTTACCATTAGCAACACTTAAGGAACGATATAGAACATTAAAAGACGCAACAACAACTGACTTAGATTATATAGTATCTACTTTAAAAAAGTTTGGTGCGGTACACAAGTTACCATACGCTTGGATTTTAAAGTATGGATCAATTTGGCATAGATATAAAGTTTACAAAGAAACGGGTGTAGATATTTTAGATGAGGTTTGGACAGATTTTAACTATTTGGAAAATTGGGATCCCGCAACTTCAGCCGCAACATATTCATACAATCTAACCATAGATGGTACACCAAGAACTTTGGTATTAGATGCGACATCACCGGCACCTGAATTTACAGATATTAACACAGGATTTTATCCTCAGTTAGTTGATGATTGGAATGTATTTATACAAGGATTAAAAATTTTTAGTGGACAGTCACAAGTTAATGGTACTTTAGTTGTGGAATCAATTTCAGGATCATGTAATACAATTCAAGTTACAGGTACCTGTTCAACAAATGGTACTGGAATTACAATTAACTCAATTACCAATAACTACATTACAACACCACACACAATTTTTATACCGGCTTTAAATGCAACTATACAATTAGTATCACAACAAAGCGGCACACCAGGAGGTGCCGGGTTTTATACAACACCTTTAAATTTCAATGCGGCCTTTACGACCTTACCTTTTATTTTAGGAAGTTTTGGTACCATAACAAATAACAGTCAATACTCATTACAAGTAGGTTCTATTTTAAGTGGAAGTCCATCAGTTTCTGCTGTAACAATATTAGATGTTTTCAGTGCTGTTACACCAAACACACAGATATATGAAATTTCCAATACATCGGCAGAAACATATAACTATACCGTATTAAACCCACCTGTACAAGTCCTTTCAATTACTAATAATCTTATAACTAACGGTAGTATACTTAACGGTACCAATTTGTTTGGTAACTTAGTTATTTCATCTCAAACTTCAGGAACAACAGGAGGTGTTGGTTTATACCAAACCTCATCAATACAACCATCAGTTACATCTCCTTTTGTTATACAAGGGGTTACAATACAAGGTATTGGTTCTCAACAAATTCAAAACAATTTGAATAATGAGAATTTAATAATGATGAACACAACAAACTCCACAATATTTGAAACATCAGGATTTGACATTTCTAATTTACAAAGATCAATGAGAATAAGTCCATGGTCTGTTTTGGTTAGAAATGTAAAAGCACCTAACACTTATTTTGTAACACCTTCTTTTGGATCAAATATTAATCAAGTTAAACCTGAAGCATTTAAATTTGGTTTGATGAAACAGGAACTATCTAACAATCCATCCATGTTTAATGGAAGTGTAAGATTGTTCTGGGACGCACCTCAATTTGGTTGGTTTGACAACTCAAGAGTGGTTAAAAATAACCCTGAAACATACATGAAGAAAATACTGTTTAATGAGGCCAACCAACAAAACTTCTCAATAAACGGTAAGACTTCAGAATACTCCAATTTTGAGGAGTTGTTTACAACTTTCGACACAAGTGTATTAGACTATTTAGAATCTGAATTTTTAAACTTTAGTAGATCAATTTATGATTTCGAAGATACTTTACCAAACCCATTAATAGAACAAGAATTAGTTCCTGGATCACAAAGAAGAGTTAGTGAAATTACAGAAGCTGAAAGATCATATAAGAATTTCCAAGCATTAATGAGAGAACTTATGGTTATTAATAAACCTGCTGGTGACTCTCCTGAAGTAAAACTTGAAAATGTAATAACAGAACAAAACCAAAAGTTCCAAAGCGTCTTAAGTGAATTTATTAATTACGATGTTGCATTTAAGTATGGGAACCCAAGTAATTTTGATAAAAGATTGTTTTATACATTTTCTTCAAAGTTCCTCGAGGAGCCAATTATTTATGGTCCATATGAACAAGGAAATTTACCTCCTCAAGTAACTCTTGCCCAATCCAAAACACAAAATCCTAAAACATGGGAAGCTTTAGAATATTATGTTGGTAAATCAACAATACCCCAACTTGAGTATAAAAATAGTGGATCTTACATTACGGACTTCTTTATTAATATGAATGTTGCGTTTAATGAAAAGAATGTACAGGACTTTGCACCACTAATTAAGATTTATGCGTCACAGAAATTAAAAACACCTAATTTAAATTTAGGAAGTTTTAATAACTTGATGAACTTATATATTGATGAATCGGATCTTTATATTGGTAATGTTTTAAATGTGATGTTACCATATGTGAGAAAACAATTACCAAATGTTTTTGTTAGTAATGATGACACTTCGACAAGAGCAAGCTTGGAAGCCGGATTTACTGAGCAGACAAGAGTTGAATTGTGGGAAACATTCAAAGCGTTAAATGATACATGGATTGCAGGATTTGACTTCGAAAGTAAAACATTGTTTGAAGATGTATTACTTGTTGATAGGGCAAGTAGAAATGTTGGTGACAAAATTTTAGTTGACATCTATGGTATTATAAACTTACTTGAGGATGGGGCAACTGAAAAAAATCAAGGAAGTAACTCTTACAAGAACACTTTGTTAGATATGGTAACCACAATATTGGTACAAAACAATTTCCAACACTTTATGTTACCGGCATATGTAAACTTCTACAATGTACAAGACGCACAAAAGAACCCAACACCAAGACCTGATGGAACATTAGAAGTTGGTAATATGATGTTTGGTACTTATTTAAATGTGGATTACAGACAAAGTTCACCAAAGTTTCTTTGTTACTATGTTAGCAAACCAAGTGAACACCTTAACATGAATGACAATATTGATTATAGATTCAGAGATGATGCGTTCGATTTAAGAAGAGCAAGCGACAACCCACTTTTAGAAAACCTTAAAAATAAAAATGATTGGGATAAGTCTAATAAAATCGTAGGGTTCAATGTCGACCCAACAAGGGAGAACCAACAAATCTTTAAATCATTTAGTGTTGCTCAAGATCCTGGTAAGCCAACTTCAGAATCTTTGGAGATGTTAAATCAAATGGCGAACTTAGGTAAGAACAGAAGATCGACAACACAAAATGTTTCATTATATAACTTATATAAAAATAGAAGTTACTCTTGTTCAGTAGATATGATGGGATGTGCTTTAATACAACCTATGATGTATTTTAACATTAGAAATATACCTATGTTCTCAGGACCATACATGATTACTAAAGTAACTCATACTATTAATGAAAGTGGATTTGAAACTAAATTTGACGGAACAAGACAACCATTCTATAGTTTACCTTCAGTTGAAAATTTCTTACAAACACTTAATGAAAAACTAGTTTCACAACTACAAACAAAAGTAAGAGAGAACGAGGAGATTTCTAAAGCTAAATCTGAAAATGTTAAAATCCAAGCTGAAAATACAATCGCTAATTTAAATTCGGAAGATACCTTAACTCAAAACCAAGATTGCGCAGCACAGATTAATTCTAGATATGCCGGATTTGTAGGGGTCGATACTCCTCAACAAACTACAGTATCAACTAAAGTATTCATGAGTACAATTGAAGAAGTATTAACTGAACAAGGATTATCACCAACTGGTATTACTTATCAAGATTTAAGATCAATAATATTCACATTTATTTATGTTGACTCTGGAAATGAAAGTGGATCATCAATAAAAGGGTATGAAAATAACTACAGTACAATAAACCTAACGGAAATTTACTCTGACAAATTCTTTGAATATATCAATAGAAGATACTTCTGTGTTTCGAGAGGTTCAAACCCTAACTTACCAATAGTTGCATTTAGATCTTTAAAAGACTTTATAAGATTTGTGTACACTAGAGTTGGAAACATACCAAAATTTTTAAGTAATGATATCAATGATTTTGCACAATTTGGAAATAGTGCAATTCCATTCGCTTTGGCCAAAGAATATGTGTTGTATTACCCCTCAAACCAAAATCCAAATGTATATACTCAAATAGAGGCGGACCCTAACCAAATAAATAAACTAAGACAAGAATTTGTGAACGCATTCAATCAATCGATTGCAATTTTAAAACAATGATGATATTTATAAATAAAATAACTTATGAGCGTTAAATTAATATTGGATAACTACTTAGGAAAAAACACTAGAGTTTCCGAAAAAGATATGGGTGATGGCACAAAACAAGTTTGTGACTTAGATACCGGTGACTGTTACACAGTTAGAATGAAAGACGGATTGATTGAAAGAGTTGATAATACAATGAAAACTTTTAAAAAAATCCAAGTCGAAACCAATAAAGGGATAAAAACACTGTTAAACGGATAGAAATGAAAATTGACGAAAAAATATTAAATGAGATTGCAAGATATAGACAAATCAACAAATATATCTTAGAACAAGATGCACCACCTGTAGATCCAACAGTAGACCCTGCGGCAGCGGGAGCACCACCCGTAGATCCTACAGCAGACCCTGCTGCGGCGGGAGCACCACCTACTGATCCTGCGGCACCACCAGCACCAGCAGCACCGGCAGCGGGAGCACCTGTAGATGTTGCGACTGATCCTGATGTTGAAGAAGTTACACCTGAAGGTGAAGGAGGAGAAGGCGATGTTGAAGAATTGGACATTACAGATCTTGTAGATTCTCAAAAAACCATGGCAGATAAACAAGAAGAGTATTTTGAAAACTTGTTTAATCAAATTAAAACTATGGAAGATAAATTGGCTGAAATGGATAGTTTAGTTCAGAAAATCGATTTAGTTGATGCTAAACTTGAAAAGTACAGACCTAAAACGGCACAAGAAAAATTAGAACTTAGATCTTTAGATTCGGGTCCATTTAAACAAAACTTAGCTGATTTCTTTAAAGATAAAGAAGAAGACATGGAAAGAAGTGGGAAAAATGAATATGTTCTTACAAAAGATGATGTTGAAAATTACAGCGCATCTGAAATAGAACAATCATTCAATGAACCAATGGAAGACGAAGACGACATGATTTTAAATAGATATAATTCATAAGGTTTAAGGTCGAAATTATCGACCTTAAATTTTTTTCTGACACAATTTGACTATACCTTTTTTTACAACTATAATTTTTACACATAAACTCTAAATTTTTAATTACACATGGCGACAAATTCATTAGACGCAGTACTTGCACAGTACGAAAAATCACAAAGTAGTTCAAACACTACAAACAAAATGTCTTCAGAAGACCGAATGAAAAAATACTTTGCGGCTCTTTTGAAAGATAATGAAAAACAAGGACAGAGAAAAATTCGAATCCTACCTACAACCGACGGGTCCTCACCATTCAAAGAAGTATGGTTTCACGAAGTTCAAGTAGACGGTAAATGGCAAAAGTTTTATGACCCTTCCAAAAACGACAATGAGCGTTCACCTTTAAACGAGGTTTACGAAGAACTTATGTCAACAGGAAAAGAATCTGATAAACAATTAGCCACACAATACAGATCTCGTAAATTTTATATCGTTAAAGTTATCGATCGTGATAACGAACAAGATGGTGTTAAATTTTGGAGATTTAAACACAACTATAAACAAGAAGGAATCCTTGATAAAATCATTCCAATTTGGAAAGCTAAAGGAGACATCACTGACCCTGACAATGGTCGTGACTTGATTCTCGAGTTAACTAAAGCAAAAACACCTAAGGGTGCAACTTACACAGTTATCCAAACTGTTATGTATGATGATCCATCACCAATTTCAGATGACTCAAATGAAATGGCTGAGTGGGTTGGTGATGAGATGACTTGGGAAGATGTATACTCCAAAAAACCTGTCGAATACCTTGAAGCAATTGCAAGAGGAGAAACTCCAAAATGGGATTCTGAAAAAGGTGGTTATGTATATTCAAACGATGAAACCGCTGAAGTTTCTATGGGAGGATCAAAGTCAGTGTCGATTACTGAGGTTGAAGATCCACAAGCAAATGACGAAGTAGACGAAGAACTACCATTCTAAATTAATTCCAAAAAGTATAACGGGAGCAGTTTATTGTTCCCGTTTTTTTGTTTATATTTTTAAAAAAAACAAAAAAATATGAAATCAATGATCGCGGAAAAATTGAAGGATGCTTTAATAAAAAAATATGAGGCAGAAATTGCCGACGCCGAAGCAAGGCTCTATGTTTATTTTACAAATCCTGTTGGTATTGGAGAACATCCTCAACATACAGAAGAAATGGATCATTTAGTTGGACAACTAACTGACGCTAAAGACAAATTAGAAACAATTACAAATTTTAAAATCTACGAACTATAATGGCACTGAAAAAAAATGATTTTAGCTCCGTGAAGAAAAAGTTTTCTACATCGGCAAAATATAAACCACAAAGATTTTTTGATCTTGGTGCAGAGTTCCTTGATGCGGTTGGTTTACCTGGTCCTGCAATCGGACATCTTAATATGTTATTAGGACATTCAGATACAGGTAAAACAACAGCACTTGTTAAAACTGCTGTTGATGCTCAAAAGAAAGGGATTCTTCCCGTGTTCATTATTACAGAACAAAAATGGTCTTTTGAACATGCAAAAATTATGGGTTTTGAATGTGAGGAAGTAGTTGACACAGAAACAGGAGAAGTTGATTGGGATGGATTCTATATCTTTAATAATGACTTCGACTACATCGAACAAATTACAGATTACATCAATGACTTACTTGATGCTCAAGAAAAAGGAGAGTTAGATTATTCTTTATGTTTCTTGTGGGATTCAGTTGGTTCAGTTCCTTGTAAAATGACTTATGAGGGTAAAGGGGGTAAACAACACAATGCAAGTGTTTTGGCCGACAAAATTGGTATGGGTATCAACCAAAGAATTTCAGGATCTCGTAAGGCAGATTCTAAATTCGAAAATACCTTAATAATTGTTAATCAACCTTGGGTAGAATTACCTGACAATCCATTTGGTCAACCTAAGATCAAGGCAAAAGGTGGTGAGGCGATTTGGTTAAACTCTTCTTTGGTATTCTTATTTGGTAATCAAAAAGGTGCGGGTACAACAAAGATCACGGCAACAAAAGATAAGAGAACTGTTAAGTTCGCTTCAAGAACAAAAGTGTCGGTTATGAAAAACCACATCAATGGTCTTGGTTTTGAAGACGGAAGAATTATTGTTACTCCACACGGATTCTTGCCAGGTAAAGATACGACAGAAGAAAAGGCATCAATAGAGAAGTATAAGAAAGAGTATGCTGACTATTGGAAAGACATAATTGGAGTTGATGGTGACTTTGATTTGAAAACAGAAAAAGAAGAGGTAGAGTAAGAATCATTTAAGATTTTAGGAAGTG